GTCCCAAAACTTTATTAAGGTCTGGAATAATGAACTCTGCTTTAGTCGTATAATCAGCAACAAGCACTCTACCAATAGACTGATTGGTGAAAATGTTTTGGAGGGCATTCATCGATTTAGGGTTCATGCCTCCTTTATCTGGGGTATTACCATTTGTAACCAAAAGGACAACGTTCTCAATAGTCCTGCAAATTGCTTGGTCAATTTTCTTCATTTCAAGCTTAAAATTGATGTCGTCTAGCACGGGGAAGCCAAAAGGCACCGCAAAAGGTTCATAATCTTGCTTTTTGTAGAAAACGTAGCGAAGGCGGTCAGCTTCCAAGGGCATAGAAATACCTGTTTTACTGTAATTTCCCGTTTTTATCTGTCTTTGAACGTTTTCAGGTAAGCTCTCAAGAATTTTCTTGTCTTCTTCTCGGGGGGAACTACGTAAGGCGTCTAATTCATATTTATTTAAGATTTTTAGATAAACGTTGCCAGAAAACGTGGCACCGTTTCTAAGAATAATTTCCATTGGGTCCAAAAGAATATATTTTAGCGGAACCTCATTTTTGGCCTCTTCTCCTCCTTCAGAGTAAGAAGCTAGCATTTTCTTGTAATCTTCAAGAGTGTATTTCCCCATCGTAGCATAGAAGAAAATATTGCCTCCCCGAAAGTATTCTCTAAAGAATTGCTCTTGACATTTCGCTATATTTACTTTTTTTAACCATTTTCCGATAAAAAATCTGGATTTTGTAGTGCCACCCTTCAGAACAAGGGGGGTATTAGCAAATTCGCTCATCATATCGATAGTATTTCTAAAAATAGATATATTATAGTAGGCTTTTTGAGTTAACTCTATAGCTTCTCTTATGCTTACGCCTTCTGGGCTATAGGTATAGGGTGTCATCCCCATTGCAATATTGGCGTATTTGAAGACCTTGGGGGCAAAGGGGGCCACGTTTCTACGTGCTTGGTCAGCCCCTACTGACATGGAAAGTTCTACTGGTTCTTTGAATCTTTCGTAGGTAGAAGACTCTGTGTAGAAAGGAGTATCTCCAATAAGCTTAGGCTCTGCATCATCTTTCTTATTCAGCCCCACAATGTCATTCAAATTACTAGATTTTTCGGCTAGTTGAGCACGGGTTTCCCAGTAGTCTGATTTTTTAGTATATTTTCGAGGCATATCTGTTTTAGATTACACAAAAAGTCAACAAAGTGACTTTCAAAGTGGAATTAAATCAAAAATGGAACGAAAGAATCGGAGCCCCCATAACCTTGAACATCTTGCATATCAAAGTAAATTTTAGCAATCCAGTTCCCTAATAACAATGCAGAGTATAAATCCTTTCTAGGTCTATCAGCCCCTCCTTGACTAGACAAACTTGACGGTAAATCAAAAGATTGGAAACCTTGCGCTGTGGTGGTGGGTTGAATTCTAGCGCATTCCGCAAGCGTTTCTTGGAAACGAGCATCTTGAATTTCAAGAAAATCAATCATTTTTGCGCCATTTTCTTTATTGTTGATTTCTTTTTCTTTGGAAAATTTTAGTTTTTCAATTGGTATTGGTTTAGATGTTTGTATGTGGTAATCGTCGTTTAAGGCTTTGCTTGCGAAAAATATTCTCCTATGGTCAAACGATCCTTGCAATTGCTCGTTTGCTTTCCTAATCCAAGCGGAAGAAGGGTTTCTCTGAATTAATATCCTTTTCTGCTCCAAGTTGTAGTAGTTTTTCATTTTTATTAGGTCAATTTGGTATTGAGTATCATCATTAAAATCCACATCAATAGACTCAATTTTCATTCTGCTACTTTTGAAAAGCTCGCTTTCATTTGCGGCAGCCACGAAAACTAACCCTCCGTTCCTGTCGGCGCATATGATTTTGATATTAAAATGGGTTAAAAGATAGTGATAATAGAAAATATGATCGCTTAAAGAAGCTCCCGCTAAAGCGTAACTATGAACAACTGTGGCTGTTTTAGTTTCTTGATCTAAGAGTAGGACGTGCATAGCAAAATTGTCAGAGTTATCATTATCTGACCACGATGGATCAATTGCTAGCGCATATTCTGCATCCACGTTTCCCGCAAGTTGAGAAGTCGGCTTTTGACCGTCAGGAAGACAACAAAGAACCATTTTACTCATTCTAAAATAACCGGAACTGTCATCAGTAAAGACAGCGTGATATTCTCGGTTAAATTGTGATTCCGACATTGTTTTCTTGTTCTGATTAACAATAACTGCATTATAAATTGCTTTTGGAGCGCAATCATAAGACATGTGAAATATCATTTTTGTGCCATCCAAGTCTTCCTGCTTTTTTTTAGAAGGATCAATTATCATTTCTTCAAACTGTCTATACAGCTTATGGAGATATTCAAATTTATATGAAGCGGAAGAAAGACAAATAATCTTGTTATTTGGCCAAACATACCTTTCTTCTGGCTTCATTTTTCCTTTAGCAATCATCTCGTCTTCCGCTTTTGTCATCTTATCCCTTTCTTGGGGATTCAAGTTGACAGAAGCAAAAGGCATAATAACTTCATTAAAAATCTGTTCTGGCATAAGCAAGAACTCATCGATTATGATTCTTTGAAACCTGTAGCCACGAAGCTTTTCTCCATCACCAAGAGGAACAGCTATAATTTTGCTTTTTCCAATATTAACAACCCATTCAGACGTTCCTTTCCTTACAGGATTGCTGGGGTCTTTCAAACATTGTCTAAAGAAAGCCGCTCCTTTATTTTGAGCTATCTTCTCGATTTTGCTTAAAATCATTTGGCTCTGTCGAAAAGTTCGACTAATTACCCCTATCTCTATGCCATCATTAAACATGCACTCAAGTATGGCATAGATAGCAGCACTCCATGTTTTACTCATTCCGCGCCCCAATACCGCTAAGGTAGAATCACTATCTAACATGCCGCGAATCAACAAATGTTGAACAGGAAATAATTCTTCCCCTAACAACAAAAAGGCGGCGTAAGTGATATTATTTCGCAAAAAATGATAAAGTAAAATCTTGGCCTCCTTTTCTTCCAAAGGGCCGGAGATTTTGGCTATTTCGTCATTGGAAATGAAGCGTCTTTTCTTTATCTTTTGATTGCCTACTATCCAACTCATGATTGTTTGTTAATCCAGTTTTGGACATGAAACTGCATATCCACTTCCCAAAGTTTTGCCCCATATTTTAAGATTCTGGGGATTAGAAATTGAGAGTTTTCACGGTTTCCAGAAAAAAGGAACTGAACAGTTCCTCTGTATTTTCGGGCTAAAAGCTTCATGTTTTTGAAAGCGTAGTTAAGGCAACCCTTTTTCTTAAAACGCTTGTGATTGTAGATAATTTGCTCAATTGTGCTTTCAGTTACCACAAAAATAAAACAACCCAAACTCTTGGCCTTTTCCAGTTCTTCTGTAAATCTTTCTATGTTTTGCTTGCAAAGGGTTGAAACAAAGTCGTCTTCACTTTTTCTATCCACAAAGGTGTAACAATAATTTTCGTAAGAACCGTAGTCCCCAACATATAGCTTTTCTGTTTTACTTTTGGGGAAAACAAGGGGATGTTGTTCTCTGGTGTCGATAATAATCTCCATCTTTTTAAGAGAAGCATCTTCAGCCCAAAAATTGGAGGTTAAACCGTTTCCATACAGCAAGGGAACACCAATTTCCTTGCAGAAGTTAGTATAGCTTCCAAAAAGATTTCTATAGGTTTGGGGGCTTGGGTAATTACCTAGCTCCATTTCCACAAAGCAAGGAGCATATTGCATGTTTTTTTCTTTTATCTTTTTGAGGGTAAGTTCGGTAACGTATTTTTTGACTATATCTGGTTTAGTGACTTTACACCATTGATTTAGTTCTTTTTTATCTACAAAGTCCCGCTCAAAATACTCTTCTTTATTTAAAAAGGGGATAGATACTCCCAACAACTTGCTTTTTCTAGGAAAATGCTTGATATAATATTCCGCAATAGACAAACCATGGACCTTAAAATGCCCATGCAGCCCCCTTTCTGACGGAAAGGATTCCGAGCACTCTTTGCATACGAAATTTTCGGGGCTATCCATGTTAGAGCAGGTTGGGAATGGCTTCACCTAATATTCTGGCTTTCCATTCGCTCATGCTTTCTAGTCTTTTGGCTTCTTCTTCCACTGTCTTTTTTTGCATGTTTGTCATAAGTATCATTCTTTTGCGTTCCTCTTCATCTTGAAAAGCTTGAACAATAGCCGTGAAATTTGCGTTTCTTTCGAAGTTAATTTCTAGTCTTTTTGCTCTATCCCCATTTAATTTAGAGATAAGCTTGTCCATTCTAGCGGAACATTGATTATATTCATCACTTTTAACTTTCAACATGTCGGTTAACCTCATTGTTAACTCTTCTTGATTTTCAGCAGCGTCAAACATGGCGTTAAGCTTCTCTTTTTGTTCTTCAATGTGCTTTTGGTTGACATAGTCCATACAAACATTGATATATAGGTTGATGTCATCAGAAGTTAAATCCGGTTTATCCCAAACAGACCTAATATATTCAGCCTCAAATAACT